ATTGTCACGTATATGCAACATTTAAAGATGAACGTAAAGCTATATTGTTTCAATTAAAGTATCCACAAGTTAGGCCTTCAGAAAAAATTCAAAGAGAAGAATATGCGAAAGATTTAAACTGGGTAGGATAATGATTAATAAAGAATTAGTTAAAATTAAACAAATATTACCTGTAACAGATGAACTGTTTAGCCCAACATTTTGTTTAGCTAAATGGCACCATACTACAATTTATCTTGCAACAGGAGAAACACATAGTTGTTACCATCCTGCTCCGCACCCTATACCACTAGATGAAATAAAAGTTAATCCTAGTGCATTACATAACACTAAAGAGAAAAAAGAACAGCGTAAGCAAATGCTTTGTGGCGAAAAACCAGACGGGTGTAGTTATTGTTGGAAAATTGAAGCTATGGGTGATAGCTATATTAGTGATAGACATATTAAAACAGCAAGTATATTCACACCGGCACGTGTCCAAGAAATTAAAAACGCACCAGATGACTTTGACATTGATCCAGAGTATATAGAAATTAGTTTTTCAAATGAATGTAACTTCAAATGCGGGTATTGTCATCCTAAAGCCAGTAGTAGATACTGGAAAGAGATAGAAGATCATGGTCCTTATAGTATGTCAAGCACACATAGACAGGATATTGACTGGTTTAAGGTGTATGATAGGGAAGAAGAAAACCCCTATGTAGAAGCATGGTGGAAATGGTGGCCTACGGTTAGTAAGACGTTAAACATATTACGTATTACTGGCGGAGAACCCTTAATGCACAAAAGTTTGTGGGACTTGTTTGATAAGTTAGAAGAAGATCCTAAGCCTCATATACAAATAGAAGTTAATAGTAATATGGGTGTTAAGCCTGCGTTAGTACATAAGTTAACAGAGAAGGTTAAGATGTTAAAGGCAGGTAATAAGATTAGAAGTTTTAAACTTTATACAAGTATTGATACGTGGGGACCTCGTGCCGAGTATGCTCGTACAGGGCTAGATATTAAATTATGGGAAGAAAATTTAGATTATTATTTGAGTAACACAGGTTGGCCTGTAACATTTATGATTACATTTAATATTTTTTCTGTAACTAGTTTTACTTTATTATTAGAAAAAATTCTTGAGTGGAGAACAAAATATAACTCCACTGCGAATGAAACACAATGGCAACGTATAAGATTCGACACTCCTCATCTAAAAGAACCAAGCATATACGATATGAATATTTTACCAAAAGACGACTTTATGCCGTATATGTTTCAACATTTGGATTTTTTACAAGATAATGAGCGAGAAGGAGATAGAACAAAGTTCAGTATATTAGAAGTTGAAAAATTTCGACGTGTAGTAGATTATATGAGAACTACTAATTATGAAGAAGCAAAACTTAAACAAGCTCGTACTGATTTTTATCATTGGTTTACTGAGTTTGATAAAAGGAGAGAATGTAGTTTAGTTGAAACGTTTCCAGAACTACAAAAATTTTATAATGACTGCAAACAGCTCTAAAACACTATGTATTCTTCCGTGGCTTCATATGTATGTCAATGCAGATGGTAAAGTATTACCTTGTTGCATAGGCGATTATAATAAACCATTAGGAAATACACATACAAATTCTATAAAAGATATTTGGAATAGTCCTGAATATAAAAAAATGCGTTTGGCAATGCTTTCGGGTATGAAGCCTAAAGTTTGTCGTCAATGTTGGACACATGAAGAAGCAGGTAATAAGAGTTCACGTATGCATAACAATAGACAGTTTGCAAAGTATATGTCGTTTATTGACGAAACTAATCCAGATGGTAGTCTTGATGAAATGAAATTACGTTATATGGATGTGCGTTGGAGTAATATTTGTAATTTTAAATGTAGAACGTGTAGTGCAACATTTAGTTCTAGTTGGGCTCAAGAAGATGGTAAGGAAAATATTTTTCTTTTTGCAGGTGGTGATAATAATGATGCTTTATATGAACAATTTGAACCCTATTATAAAGATATAGATGTTTTTTATTTTGCTGGCGGAGAGCCATTACTTACTGATAAGCATTATGATATTTTAGAATACTTAATTGATAATAATCGTACTGATGTTACATTAAGATATAATTCTAATGTTAGTAATTTGTTTTATAAAAAAGAATGTATTACTACATTATGGAATCAATTTGCTAACGTTCAAGTTGATGCTAGTTTAGATAGCTGGGGCAATCGTGCTGAATATATAAGGGAGGGAACTGTTTGGACTGATATTGAAAATAATTTAAATATTATAAAAGAAAAGTCCCCTCATGTTAAATTAAATTTTAATACAGTTGTTAGTGTTTTTAATATTATAACTATTACTGATTTTTTAGAATATATGCAAAGTCAAGGATTTGATATATCAAATGGCATTTTGTATAATATTGTAGATCCTAAACATTATACTTTAGCAGTATTACCTAGCCAGTATAAACAAGTAGCTTATCAAAAAATTGCAAATTATTTAAAAACTGTTACAGGTCTTGGAATAAGATCGCAATTAAATGGAGTTTTAAGATATATTGATTATTCAGAATATAATCCTGATTCACATATTAAGTTTAAATCTTATACCGAACATTATGATAAAATAAGGAATAGAGATTTTTTAGAAACGTTTCCAGAACTTATCGGTGTAATCTAAAATCCGGATCAGCTGTTTTGCGTAATCTTAATTCATAAAAAGCCATATCTGTCCAACGTCTTTCTTCCTTATAAATGCTAAATTTATCTTTATTATGTGAAGCATCATTCATAAGTTGAATCCATTTTTTTTGTAAATCACTAACACCTTTGTTTGTTCGTGCTGACCAGTCATGTTTAAAAGTTCTTTTTAAGTAATCGTAGTGTTCTAATGGATGTGGATGACCGTCTTGGAATTGTTTATTAACTAGTTTTCTATCGGCTTTAAATTTTTGATTCCAATTATTATTATATAATACATCGTAAAAACTGTTTGACAAGTGTTCAATTGTGTCACTATAGATATCTTTTAATTGTTGTAGTCGTGACATATCACCATGCTTTTTTTGACTTACATTATCTTCAATCTTTATTGGTACATCCCATTGATTGGCATACATGACTAAATTATTCATTTGTAAGAAATGCCACTGGGCTTTATGTTTAAGTATTTGATGAGCCGCTTTAATAAAAGCTAAATCTCTAACCATTGCTCCGTATTCGCTAAAATACTTTTTTAACCATACATGATCGTAAAATCCTTGTGTATAAATGTTTCCTGGTGTAGACCATGCTCCGTGTTTTGATTCTGTATTAAGTAGTCCTTTATGTCCAGCGTGTAAGTATCTATCTTCTCTACTTACATTAGTCCATTGTATCATTACTAAATCTTCATGAGTAAAGTTATATACAGAATCAGCCTGCATTAACATATTAAAAATATATTGATTACCAGCACCAGACTTTCCGAAATTATAAAATTCAGCGTCAGGAAATTCGTATCCTATAATTTCTGCCCAGGTGGCCCACAAGTATTGTGTAAAACTACAACCAAAGCAAAAAATTCTTTTAGGTTGTAAGGTTATTAATTGTTTTTTGCTAAACACTAAAATTGTCCTCGTTTCAGCTGTTCTTTTGTTACGCTGTATGGAATTTTTTCAACTTTTCCACCCTTGGCAAGAAACTTTTTCATTAGTTCCTCACGTTCTTTTTTCTTCTTCTCTTTTTTCTCTTCAGGCGTCATCTATTATAGCTTTCAGTTTAAGTGACAAATCAGACATAACAGTTCTGGTATGTGTATTACAGTACATTACTTTGTAGTTATGCCTAAGTACTTCTTGCTCCTTAAATTTCCATTCTAATTGTTTTTGTTTATCTAAGCTATTTAAGTATTTTACACTATCCTTTATTACTTCAAGAAGTTTGTGCCAGCGTTTAGTAGTATCTTGTTCGCTATCAAAGTAATCATAATCAAACATTGTTTCATATAATTTATACCCATACTTTTCTAAGTTTCGATTAGCATTAGGCTGTCCCCAAATAATAAAAGGTTCCATATGAAATATAGCTCTAAATGTTTTTTCACTCCAGAATCTACTAGTTCCATGCCAGTCTTCTGTAAATGTTTCGCCTACAACTTGAAATAAAGTAGACCAATGCAAATGCGAGTGCAAACTCATAGCATGATTAGTATCAAAGTCTTCTGTATCTGCAATTAAAGGTAATTGTTTTCTAAACTTTTGTAATTGCTCTAATGTTATTTCACAATTCTCTGGAAGTATTTGATGGAAATGTTCTGTTTTATCTTTCCCTGGAATAGGTCCGCAACTTACTATACCTTTTTCAAAGATATCACTATTAAAGAGATCATAAGCACTTAAAATCCTATGTGGTCTTGGTACCCTACTAAGGCTTAAGAAATATTTCTCACCATAGTAAAACCTTTTAGAATGTTTTAATACGTCTAGGTATCGTTCATCTGCTAACTTATTAACAAAGTCATTATCATCAACATGATAACCGTGAATCTTCGGTAAGTTCATACCATAAATTTGTGTGTAGTCTTTTAGTCCAAAGAGCATATGCTCAAAGTTATGGAAAGAACAAACGTTAATAGACGCTTCTATTTTATTTTCATAATTAAATCTAATAAGATTTTCCTCATCAACCATATTAGAAGAAAAGAATATTACTTTCTTAGGAGGAATTCTATATTTTTCACAATTAAAATATAATATATCAAAGAATGGAGTATTGCCATATATTGTGCTAAACCCTTCAGTACTCGCATCTAGGACATAAAATAGTTTTGGATCTTTTCGTAATTTTTTTATTGCTTTTTTATGTAAAAATTTAAAAATATCAATGGCTCTATGCCAGCCTGGATATTTTATCATGGCATGAAAATATCGCACATCTTGGTCCCAGATTTCGTTTTCTTTAAAGGCATCTTGTAGCTTTGTAGTAGCAATAGACATCTTAACTTCACGAACAAAAACGTTAGAACCTATGTAGTCAGTTAAAGGAATCATATAGAAAATCTGCCATAAATATTGTATCAGTATTTATATACGCATATAATGAATGGAGAATAGTGTGAAGTTAGCGTTTATTGGTTTAGGAAAATTAGGGTTACCATGTGCTACTGTAGTTGCCGAAAAAGGCCATGATGTAACCGGTTATGATATTGCTAAAGTAAACAGCGATATTGTTGCTATTAAAGACACCATAAAAGAAGCAGTTGAAAATCAAGATATTGTTTTTGTTGCTGTACCTACCCCACATCATCCTGATTATGATGGTAAAGGTCCTACTTCGCAGTTAGAACCTAAAGATTTTGCTTATGATATTGTAGTTGATGTTTTACGAGAAGCTAATGAGCATATGAATAAGAAACAATTATTAGTTCTTATTAGTACAGTTTTACCAGGTACTACTCGCAGAGAATTTGCTTCATTAATTACAAATACCCGTTTTGTTTATAATCCATATTTTATTGCTATGGGTACAGTAGCTTGGGATATGGTAAATCCTGAAATGGTTATAATTGGAACTGAAGATGGAAAGTTATCTGGTGATGCAGAACAGTTAATAGAATTTTATAAATCCATTATGGAAAATAAACCACGATATGAAGTTGGTACTTGGGACGAAGCTGAATGTATCAAGATTTTTTATAATACTTTTATTAGTATGAAAATTGGATTTGTAAACATGATCCAAGATGTTGCCGAAAAACAAGGTAATATAAATGTAGATGTAGTCACTGGCGCTCTTTCAAAAAGTAAAAAACGAATTATTAGCACCAAATATATGAATGCAGGAATGGGTGATGGAGGTTCATGTCATCCAAGAGATAATATTGCATTACGGTATATGGCCCAAAAATTGGACTTGCAATATGATTGGTTTGATGCTATAATGAAGGCTAGAGAAGTACAGGCCAAAAACATGGCTAAGAAATTAATTAGGTTAGCCGAAGAAACTAGATTACCAATATTATTAAATGGTATTAGTTATAAACCAGGAGTAGATATAATAGATGGTAGTTATAGTTTGTTAGTTGGTCATTATTGTTCAGAAGTCGGATATCATTGTATGCAAGTTGATCCATTGATATGTCCGCAGAAAGGACCATTTAGTGCTATAGTATTATTAGCACATTCTGAATTGTATTGTTTCTTAAATGACGATAGTATCGTAATAGATCCTTGGAGGAAATATAAGTCAACTAAACACAAGGTTATTCATTACGGTAATACACGATGAAAAAGATTTTAATTGTTGGAGATAGTAACGGATTAGGAGAATGGGGAACAGTTACTCCTGGACCTAGTGTTGCGAATGGTAGTCCTATTTTTAGGCCTTTTAATCAAGACAAATATCTTGAGTTAAAACATCCTAAACCTTTTCAATTAGTGTGGCCTGGATTTGGTTATTACTTAGAAACATTATTCGGTCATGCTGTAGCTAATCATTGTTTTGGTGGTGCTGGAAACTTTGAAGCAATTTTTAAATCAGAAGAAGCATTAGGATTAGCACCTCCATTTACTTCGTCTGTATTTTATAATCCTGATATTATTATTTGGGTGTTAACAGAACCTCTTAGAAATTATACAAGAATTGTAAAGGAAAGAGCTTATGCAAGTAAAGCCGGTCTTTGTGATTTAGAAAAACACTTTGAAGCAAGTTATGAAGAAGGTATTGATACAGTTGATACAATTGCAGGCTTAAATCGTATTATGCTGAAAGTTGCATTTGATGGAGCACAAAGAGTTTATGATGAAACAAAAATTCCGTGGCTTTTGATTGAGGGGTGGAGTGGTACGTTAGGCTTAGAAAAAGATTATACTTTTATTAAACATATTCATCGTGATTGGTTGACAAAAATAATAGGTAAAGAATTACCGTTAATTACATCTTGGGAATCAATTAATAATGTTTCAGCGTTAAGATCTGATTTAGCTGAAACAGAAGAATTTAAAAATCACGTTAATGCTTATGAAGAGCTTCTTGATTATATGAAACAGTCAGCTGATTTTCCTGATCATGGTCATCCTAGTAGAGAGCTTCATGAACAATTAGCAAAAGAGCTGGAACCATATGTATGATATTGTTTTTATAAGCTATGAAGAACCTAATGCAGATAAAGTTTATGAAGATCTGAAAGCTAGGTTTCCCATGGCTAAACGTGTTCATGGTGTAAAAGGTATACATCAAGCTCATATAGCCGCGGCCAAGAAATGCTTTACAAAAATGTTTTGGGTAGTAGATGGTGATGCTCAACTAAAAGAAGATTGGAAGTTTGATTATATTGCAAGTGAATGGGATCATGATGCTGTTCATGTATGGCGTTGTCAAAACCCTGTAAACTTTTTAGAATACGGTCATGGTGGTGTAAAGTTATTGCCAAGACAACTTACAATAGATATGGATGTTAGTCATCCTGATATGACAACTAGTATTAGTAATAAATTTTTTGCCCATGAAGAAATTAGTAATACTACAGCATTTAATACAGATCCTTTTAATACGTGGAAAAGTGCATTCCGCGAATGTGTTAAGTTATCAAGTAGACTTATTAGAGGACAGGTAGACGAAGAAACTGAAATGCGATTAATGGTGTGGTGTAATGAAGGTATGGATAAGCCTAATGGCGATTATGCTATAATGGGTGCTAACGCAGGTAAAAAATACGGAGAAGCGAACCAAGGTAATAGAGAAGCATTATTTAAAATTAATGATTTTGAATGGCTCAAGAAACAATATAATGCAGAGAATTAAGGATATAAAAACAGTTCATATTGAATTAACAGACAAGTGTCAAGCACAATGTCCTATGTGTGCAAGGAATTTCTCAGGAGGTGCTACAAGACCTTTTATTCGTAATGGAGATATTAGTATAGCTGAATTTAAAGAATGGTTTCCAAAAGAATTTTTAGCTCAGTTAACAAATTTTTATAGTTGTGGAAATTATGGTGATCCTGCATTTGCAAAAGATTGCTTAGAAATTTTTCAGTATGTAAGAGATGCAAATCCTACTTGTAGATTAGCACTTCATACTAATGGTGGTATGCGTAACGAAGAGTGGTGGAGTAAACTTGCTCCTGTAATAGGTTCAGTTAGTAATAGTAATGTTGTATTTGGTATAGATGGGTTTGAAGGGAAGCACGAACTATACAGAAGGAATACAAAGTTTTCAAAAGTTATTGACAATATGGAAGCATTTATTAAAGCAGGTGGCGTAGCAAGAGTAGATAGTTTAGTTTTTAAACATAATGAAGATGATGTTGAAACACTTGAATATTTTTTATTAGGAAAAGGAGTACAAGAAGTAAATTTTGTTAGTACTACAAGATTTTATGAAATGGATAAGTTTGCAGTTCAAGACTTAGATGGAAATTATGAATACGATCTTGAACCAGCTACACGACCAGAATATAAAAAAGTACCAAATACAACATTAGAAAGTTTATTAGATAAAGATGTTAGATATGAAGCAATTAGTAAAGCTATTATTAAACCAAAGTGTATGGAAGATCAAGGGATATATGTTGATCCGTATGGAAATATTCTTTCTTGTTGTTTGATAGGTAGCGATTATTTAGAACAACCATTAAAAGAAACATTACCTATTCATACTTTAAGAAATATAACAGCACAAAATACAAAAGATATGTTAGAAAATATTGGAGTACCAAATTGTAAAGATGGCGTTCTTGGTAAAGATATTATACTATGGGAACATATGGGGGATTATTGGCACGGTGATAATAAGTGTATGACGTGTGTCAAAGCGTGTTCTAAAACAATCTTTAATACAACAAAGCATATAGCATGACAATACCATTTGAAAATATAGTTAAACTAGGACAACGAACTATGCTGGAAAATAATGTTTTTTCAGTTAGTTGGATCTTAGGAAGATTTTGTAATTACGATTGTAGTTATTGTTGGCCGTATGCTAAAAGTAAAGTTGTAGACCATCGACCCCTTTTACAATATATTCGTACAATGGACGAAATTAAAAGTCAAGCTAGAACTCAAGGGTTTGATAAGTTTCATTTTAGTTTTAGTGGCGGTGAGCCAACTGCATATAAAGGATTAATAGATTTAATTAAAGCATATAAAGATCCGGTTAGTAATTATCTTAGTGTACATATGACTACTAATGCTAGTCCAGGATTTAATTGGTGGAATAAATGGTTAACAGCAACAGATGGATTAGATCGTAAAAGTATAACAGCAAGTTATCATGCAGAATTTTCTAATGAAAAAGAATTTATAGGTAAACTTAAATTTTTACAGGAACACGGAGTATTAGTTACAATTAATCAAGTTATGGTTCCTACAATGTTTGAAGAATACTATACAAGAGCTTTACGTTTTAAAGATGAAGGACTACACGTTACTCTTAAACCGCAAAGTAATGATACAGCAAGTGCAATAGTTGAAGGGTATAGTTTCGAACAATGGGAAATATTACAAAGTGAAATGGAACAAGAAATAAATCAAATAGCATTATATGATAAAAAAGGTACAGAATATAAATTAGATCAAGCAGAAAGACTCAATGCCCATCAGTTTAATAAATTTGAAGGGTGGATGTGTAATGCAGGATATCAAAGTTGTATTATTCGCGAACCGGGAGGAGAAATTAAACGTGCTTATAGTTGCCATGATGATCCTTTAGGTACTATTGAAGATGGATTTACTTTATTTAAAGAACCGAAGGTTTGTATAACACCGACTTGTGTAAGTAGTGCAGATAGTAAAATACCAAAAGAAAAAATATGAAAATAGATGTTAATGATATAGCTTATTGGATGGATGCAATCCGTGATGAAGATAATCATCAACGTTATCATATGCTAGAAAGCTTCTGGCACGGGCAACTTAAAAGTAAAGTTTGGTTATGTGAGGAACTTCCTAAAGTTACTCATGCAACAACAAATAAAATAGTTATTTTTGGAGGGTGGTATGGAATTTTGGCTACAATGCTTTTTAACAGCGAACTTGGTGTACGACATATTAGATCTATTGATATTGACCCTGCGTGTAAAGACATAGCGTTAAAAATGAATAAAAAATATGAAATAGCTGAACCGTCTGCTTTTGAGGCAGTTACAGAAGATATGTGTAATTATGAATATACAGAAGATCCACAGATTGTTATTAATACAAGTTGTGAACATATTACGCAAGAACAATATGATACTTGGTTAAAAAAAGTTCCAAGCGATACATGGATAGTTGTACAAAGTAATAACTTTTCCTCACATAAAGAACATATTAATTGTTCTGATAGTCTTGATGATTTTAAATGGAAGTCAAAGATTACTAGAGAGTTTTATTCAGGTACATTAGAATTACCTAAATATGATAGATATATGATTATAGGTAGAAAAAAATGACAGACAGTAACGAATATTGGTATAACCCTGCAGACTCGCAGTTAGGAAAATGGCAACGTCAGTTAGAAGACGTTTCTAAATCTCCTACCTTCTGTGTTTTACCATGGATACATTTTGCAACAAGACCTAATGGTGATATGCGTTTATGTTGTAGTGCTAATGCCAGCGGAGCGGCTACTGGTGATCATGAAGTAGGATTAGTAAAAATGGAACACGGCAAGCCTGCGAACTTTGGCCGAGAAACACCAATGGAGGCATGGAACAATGACTATATGAAGTCAGTAAGAACTACTATGCTTAAAGGACAAATTCCTGCTAGTTGTACTAAATGTTTTAATGAAGAAAAAATAGGTGTTGTTAGTAAACGTATTTGGGAAACAGGTACTTGGTATAAAGATGGAGTAGATATTCCTGAGTTAATTAAACAAACACAAGAAGATGGTACAGTTCCAGAAGAATTAGTATATTTAGATTTACGTTTAGGTCATACGTGTAATGTTAAATGTGTAATGTGTAGTCCGCATGATTCTAGTCAGTGGGTTAAAGACTGGAAAGAATTAGTTCCGCAATTAGAAGATCCTGAAGTAAAAAGGCAAATGGCTTGGGACAAATCAGAGTTTAATAATAAGTGGCATGAGAAGGAAACGTTTTGGGAGGAAATGAA